TGTTCTTATATAAATAACACTATCAGGACTCATTAGTCTGCTCCAATTAATCTCATTGATTGCCAATAATGTTTTGATTGTTCTTTATTAAAACAACCACAAGAAGTTGTATTACCAGAATTTAAATTTCTACCCCTAACAATTTTCTTACACCCACAATCACACTGTACTTCCCATAAAGAAGTACCTAATTTATAATTTCCAGGAATAAAATTTGATCTGGCAATAACTACTAATCTTCCAAAACGCATTCCAGGATGAATAGTAGATAATCTTGCCACTTACATCTCCTTCGCTGCATGAAGAAAACCAAGTTTGATATTTTCTTCTTTCGTTAAGGGCCTTTTTAAGCGTGACAACTCAGGTTTACCCTTAATTGCTACAATAGGAATAAGCCTACCGATTGTTTTTAAACAGTGTTCATCCCACTTACTATAATCAGCAGGTTTATCACAACTACCTAGAATAATGTACATTTACCAAATCCTTTAAATATTTAAAAGCGTCTTCATATACACGAAAAGAATTAATATAATTCCACGATAATCCTTCTTTAATTTCTATATGATAACCAGGATAGCAACCATTATAAAATTTTATCCTATATGCTGGTTGATAAAACATCATTTAATGTCTCCTTTCGAGTATATCCTTTGATATACTTCATCATAGGTTGCAGGTTTTAACTTCCAAAGTAACCAGAAGAGAAAACCCATAAGGATATAGATTAGGATGAATTCTATGATTTCCATTTATCCTCCGTTGCAAGAAACAAGAAAAACCTGTGGTGTCGCTATAAGCGAGTTTCACCTACCAACCCAACTAGGGAACTACAAGCAAAGCGCTCTTTATTGAGCAGTTAAACGCCAGATTAACTATTCAACTATTCCTACCTTTATTGGAACCACAGTAACTTCTAGCTTTTCTAAAAAATGGTGTCTCCACCAGAATTCGAATCTGGGTCTCTCTATTGCTAGAGCGTGCTAGGCCGCTACACCATGGAGACTGATTATAAAACCAATAAGTTTACCACAAGGCAAACCCAAAGGAATATATGAAGGTTTGAAATTTGTGTATCATTCCAGTTCTCCTTGATTTAGGTTTGAAGCCTTGACCAAAACAAACATTACAACAATATCCTCTTGGTTCTGATCCCCATCCACAGCATGACCAGCAATACCATAAGGTATGTCCTGGAAGCTGAAAAGGATCAATTATCCAATACACTTCAAGAAGAAGTAAAAGGATAACTAAAACTAAAAGGATCATTCCAGTTCTCCTTCAGGAGGATCGATAGGTTCAAGCAGATAGTCATACACAGACTCAAACTCTAAGGTGAAATCATCAGGATCAGTTAAGCGTTTCTTTTCTAACTCGTCCTGTTGTTTCAACTTCTGTTGCATCTCGTATTCCCCCCACATGATAGTTGCTCCAAAGAAAAAACACGTAATAATTAAATTACGTGTATGTATCAATAATAAAATCAATTATATCAATAGTTGGCTTTTCTTTCTCAACCTCAGGATCGAACTCTGACATTTCTTGCCTAATGCATCTTCCTTTATTAAAGCAAGGAGAGCAAACTTGAAGGCACTTAAAGATTGGCATATTAGTTATTTTGCATTTCATCAGGCCCTGTTTCATTTGCTGCTCCCTTCCTTCATTGTAATTATAGTATAGCAAATTTTGAACCTTATGTCAAGTTTGCTAAATTGTAAATGGACTGTTACAATAGACAATCCATAATAATTTTGCACCTAATAGAGAATTACATTCCCTACATGCTCGAACCTCAATGAAAGGAAATTCATTTATTAGTCCAGAAATCAAGAGTGTAACTCCTATAGGCTTGTGGTGGGATATGATCTATAGTATCACAAAATAAACCACAATAAATACATATATTACGTATTATTATATTTAACCATTGCTGCTTCGCTTAATGGTCCCCATAATCCATCTACTTGGCCAGTATAAAATCCTTCTTTTTGAAGCTCAGTCTGTAGACTTTCAATAATAGGTTTAACATTATCTTGTAGTACAGCAGGCTGTGGCTGTGGTTCAGGAACATGTACCACGGTCTGTCCTAAAATAGCACCACCATAATCTCCTTGAACATCATCCATATCTACACTAACCCCAAATGCTGTTGTAGGAGCATGTTGATGGATTACCCATTTGTTACTTGCAAGAAAATCTTGAGTACCATATGAAGAATTTACACCCCATAACCAACATAAAGAAACTAATCCTGCATCAAGTAATGTTTGACATACAAGACCATTACCATATACACCAATACGATACTTTGATTGTGCTGTATCAAATACCTTCTTTACTGCCTGGAAGTATGCATAAATACCTAATGTTACTTGAGCCTTATTAGCATCCAAATCAACAGCAAAATAAATAGCTGCATTATCCGGTACATTTAATGTTTTTGCTTGAGCTAATGCTCTAGTTGCATCTTGTGTACCTTGATCTGTAGTAAAATTGCTATAAAGGTCTCCTCTAGCTTCCCATACAAGGACAACCTTAATATTGTTATCTGAAAGTAGTTTGAATTCATCTGCATTCAAATTCTTTTCAGGATTATTACTAAGATATCTACAAATAGCTATAATAATTTGTCCTGATTGATTAATCTTACTAATTACTTGCTGTGTAACTCTAACTGCTGCATCAAAACTATTACTCATTTTATCTCACTTTCTAAAAATTCTTTAATATATCTCTTATCAATTTCCATATAAGAGGTTTTATAAAGTATATTATTTGTATAAACTTTTACTAATTCATTAACTGTTAATGGTTTAATTAAATCCCAATCTTTATATCTTGATATTCCTTCTTTTTGATTATCTCCTCTTAAATAATAATATCTTTTAATTTTCTTTTTCCAAATAGTATTATGTCTATAATAAAAACTACTCATGGATCAATTTCTTCTAAAAATTTCTTGATCATAAATTTATGAGAATTATAATAACTAGCTATAGAATCATTATATTTATTATGATATTTTTTTAATAATAATTCTATAGTTAAAGGTTTTAAATATTTAAATTCAAATTTCTTTATATTATATAATGTTTCCTTTTTCTTATACCATTGTTTATGATAAAATCTAATTTTCTTCTTTATAAATATTTTTATAGAAAATTTAGTATCATATAAATAATATGTATTCATAATATATCCTTTCTTATAATATATTATATAAGTATATCATATTTTGATCAAAAAGTCAAGCTAAAAGTATCTCTTCAAGAAACATTTTTATTCCAAGAGAATTAGATTCATTTATATCAAATGACAAATGTAATAATCTCTCTAATGTTAATAGAATTAGAAAGCTTTTATCAAATTTTTCTAAATAAACTTGAATTTTACATTTATTAGTTTTGTAATCCATATAAGTATAATAATCCTTTTTTTCTCCTTTATCAATATAAATTAGATTTCTTGTATATTTTTTTCCATTAGATAAATAATATTTTGTCATTGTGGTCCTCTTTCAAGAAATTCCTTAATGTATATCTTAAAGTTTTTCCAAGGATCGAGAATTTGATCTCCTATATAATAATTCATTAGGGTAATCTTTTATTAATTTCTTTTTGTCTATTATCTAATTTATCTATATCTAAAGCGCAAGGAGAGTTTTTCAATTTACCTTCAAAAAACCACTCAATTGCTTTTTGTTTTGGAATAAATTGTGAAAATAATTTATTCATCTCTTTAGCTTCTGGTCCTCTAGGAATATTTAACGACCATCCCATTCTAATTAACCAATCTAACATTACTTCAGCAGTATATCCTTTTTCTTTATAATCCATAAGACTAGAAGCCCCGTCTCTTTTAGAGAGTTTCTTATTATTTTGTGTAATTAACCCCAAATGTGCAAACTTAGGAAATGGTTTAGGACACTGAACATTACCATAAACCTCATTTAAGGCCATCCAGATAGCTAACTGCTTAGGAGTATTAGTAATATGATCAACTCCACGAATGATATAATTAATCCCCATAAAATAATCGTCAATAATAGATGCCAATTGGTAAGTTGGTTTTCCCAATAATTCTGGCTTCTCTTGCTGGTACCCTCTAAGCAATATTGTTTTACGATCAATCTGCTCTTTATTAGTTTCCGTAATAGCGATATCACCAGCAATATCATCATTAAACAATTTAGGCATACTATAAGGATACAATAATGCAACGGCCCCATTGTCTAGCTCCACAGCTTTGTTGTGAAAGAGTAGATTCTTTGCTTCACTGATATAGAGATGTTCACGTTTACTTTGATATTCTACTTTATCTGGCTTTAAACCTAACCATTCAAGAGATTGAAATATAATATCTGTATATTCCTTCTTATTTCGTTGTATATCAGTATCATCAATACGAAGAATGAATGTACCGCCTGAAGATTTAGCTGCTAAGTAGTTGATATAGGCTGTTCTACAAGTTCCGATATGCATCATACCGGTTGGTGAAGGAGCAATTCTAGTTATATATTTCATTAAATCAACTCCTCAAGCATCACTTTAAGAAAAGTCTTTAAGTCTTTATGTTTATTAACTTTTTGGATAAGAAGTTCTGTATTTATAAGTCTTTGTATTACACCAATGTGATTATTTTTATATTTTGCAAGTTCTATCCAACCTCTATATTCTAATCTTCTATCAAAATAAAACTCGTTATTATGTTTATATATACCACTATAATAACTTTCAAATTTCATCTCTGTATTAACTATCCAATATGTTTCTTTACCATATTCATAAAGTAGATACATTAGTTTCTCCAATAAAAAAGCCCTCCGAAGAGGGCCTTTTGTGTAGGATGTTTAGGGGTTTATCCTATTCTAGTCCAAATAACCTCAGACTCAACTACTTCAATTTCTCTTACTTGTAAAGTTATTACAATGTCCATGATTTGTCTCCTTCGTTTCAGTATTTATATTATAGCAAAAACAAAGGGTTAAGTCAAGTTTACTTATTTGCCTCACAGGTTGAAATTGAAGTATTACCACCATCAACTGTTAATGGGGCTAGTAAACAAGGATCAGCAATAATACAACCGAATAAATTAAAGAGAATTATAAGAATGATTAAGAATAAAAATACATTTAGAATTTTTAAAGAATACATTTTATTTCTCCTTTACCAAACAAAATACAAATAATTACGACTATCTAATCCTGCGAATAGTCTCGAATTAAAATATGACTAGTAGAATTTTATTAATTCTTCATCTTTGTACAACTTAAGTTTATCACCATGAGTTTTCCTTAAGGTGAATACAATGTCTTTTTCAAGTACTTCTTTCTTTTGATTTTGATCAAACATTTAAGTTCTCCTTTAATTCATGTTTCCCCCTTTCTTCAGTATTTAATGGGTTAAGTCAAGTTCGTTAATGAATTCATACCAAAAAGGCCCTTCAACCCAAGTATTCTTGTTTCTATATTTATAGTTATAAAGAATAGTAATAATGTTTCTCCTCTATTTCCGATTGTTAATATTATAACAAAAAAATAACCTTAGGTCAAGTTGCCTAAGGTTTTATAAGTAGAGTTATCTTGGATTTTTACGACTAATAGCGCTTCAGGCACATATAATGATCACACTGGATTCTTTATTATTTATTATTATTATTAAATAGATACCAGCATGATGATTATAAACCATAACATGCACGATATTGTGATACCTGTAAGGATACCATCAAATGGTCCCCAGTCAGGTTCTGTTTTAGGGTTGATTTGCTCGCACCAGTAAAAGTGCATTCCATCTAGACACCCACAAGTTGCACACTTCATTTTGCCCTCCCGGTTATAACAAAACAGGGCGCTATTGCGCCCTGATATATTTTCTTATTTCTTTATAACCGCAAATTTTATCTGGTAGTTGATCCCATGTTTCTTCTGAAACAAGCATAGGAAACTCAACGAAGCGCTTTAACCATTTCTGCAATGATTTCGCTTCTTGTTCACTATTGCATTTCCATGATGTATCTTCTTTGAAATGCTCACTGAAAAGATACACATAGACTATATCCTTTTTCATCACTTTTTCTCCCTTCTCTGCCAACATACCGCTAGAACACTCAAAGAGGATTGCTAGGGATACCCTTACGGATACCCCTAGCAAGTCTGTAGTCAGATACTAATCTGCAGCTTCTTTGCTTTCTTCTTCGCTAATATCTTCGTCAATGACACCCAATGGCTTACCATTTTTATCAATCCACAAGGTATCACCAGATGCTTCATCATACTTAATGTACTGGGACAGAACGCGGTAGATTTCACCAAGCGTTGAAGCAAGCCGAGTTGGTGGAACCTTCTCGGAATAGCGGGTAAGCCTGAATAGCGCCATCGCATCGAACAGGTCAGCGACAGAAATCAGACCATACTCGCTCATTGCCTTGCTATGTGTGATATCCTTTACCGATGCGGTTAGGGTATCAACAACACGCCAAGTTTCGGGCATGTTAAGCGGCCCAATCTTGCTTTCGGCAAGCCTTGTGACCTCAGCCGCATGTTGCTTTTCCATTGCAGCAATCTTTTTGTTAGCTTCGTCGAGTGATTGCGGCTTTTTGTTTGCCTCTGTTTGCGTTCCACCAGTCTCACGCTTAGCCTTGGCTTGCTTCAGCAGCATACCAGTAGGCCATTTAGAACCGGTGGAAGTTAGATCATAGGTTAGCTCTGCATCGCAGAAGTGATGTTGATATAAAGCAAACCGCCAATCTGCATTTAGATGGCGCAAGCTTATATCTTCGTTGGGAGTTTCTGGCCTGAGAACATTAGTTTTCCCACCATCGCGTTGCCCCATATTGTATTCCCAAGGGATGACTACGTTGGTAGGAATGCAGATTGTCACATGATAGTTGTCCATTGTCTCGGTTAATTGATCCGCACGCATGAATACCATGCGACGGCTAAACCGTTTGCCAGACACTTCACTCTTGCGAATGTAACCTCTGACAACACCAGTCTTATGCTGGTAGAGCAATAAACAGGCAAGCATAGAGGCATCCTTGATTACCGAAGCATTAGCTCCCTTGTAAGGGTTTACTTCGTCAACGATAATCTTAGATCTTTCCATCCCACGAAGTTTGACCATCTCCCCGTGTGTATCTTCTATGACAAGAGTATCGCCGAAGAAGTTACGATCCTTACAGTATTTCGTAAGGGTTTCTGCCATAGCAGCATTAGGGAAGATTGAGGGAACTACATTCCCTTCTTTGTCAGTAGAAACCAAACCAGCATAACCGAAATCAGCCATATCAATGGCAATTCTGGTTATCAACGATCCGATCTCGTTGTCCAATGTCGATACATTAGCTAATGCCTCTTGAGCATCGACCTTAATATCGGCACCTGAGCGATTTGGTTTGGGATAGTGTGCAACGATATCAAGGCGAATAGCCTCAACTTTCGTTGCTGCCTCGTTTGCTGTAGGCTTTGGTATAGTCTCAGCCTCAAGAGCAGCTTTGTTCTGCTCTTCTTGATAGCGAACCATATTGTCCCCGTCTTTGACCGCTTGGTTAGTGGTCGCAGGGATAGGAGCAGCCTCAACACTTGCGTTAGCAAGCGTATCATTTACCAACTTTTCCTGTTCAGGTGACAATTGACTACCGACAGGTTGGTTAACCTGTTCAGCAATCTTCGCAGACTGAGACTTAGTGTTAGACTTAGCCATGATTTCGCTCCATTGCTGGTTGAGACAAGGATTTGTCTCAAAGAACACTTAGCAAGTGTTCTAGCGGTATGTTGATGACAGTCACTAACTAGTGGCTGTCATTTGTGGGAATCCAGTGTGATCTCTCAGGGAACGTTCTGTACCCCTGTAGCAAGCCGACAGCCTATTGGCTTAGATGCTTGCCTGATCGCCTGTGCACGCTGTTGTTATTACCTGCGGCACTAACAGGGGAAGCGTTACGCGCTTACCAGTCCGGGAGAGAGATTTAGTTATTCGTCTTTAACCTCCTTACGCAATTAGTGCCACCTACTGAGATGGGTATTAAACAAGTACCTTTCAAGGGGCAGATTTGTTTAATCTGTTTACCATTTCAGTATAGCTATTATCTCATATACGCATAGCTAAGTCAAATCTGTAACAGTGAGTTGGCATGATTCTTGCCCAAATAGTTATTTTGACTAAAAGTTGTATTTTTAAGTACACCCTCTAGTAGGCCATTACTGATTACAGTTAAAGATAACTGTTTAGGTAGAACTATTAAGGAGATACTGTAAGAGTTGTTATTAGTTACACAAAAAAACAAACATTAATTATCCCCCTATATATCAACCTAAGTGTAAAACCTTATAGTTATTCCTAACGATTACTTGAATGAATACTTAACGAATATTGTAGTGACTACATATAGTTAGTAGCCTTTAAGTATGACACTAGTGGTTGATTTAGGAGGGTGCTAGGACCATGTAGCCCTAATTATAATTCGTATATTTAAACATTACAAAAATTCAAAATTAAGTTTTTCAACTAAATCAATCCTTTAGGTTGATAACCAAGATCAATCTTTAAGAATATTTTCTAAAAAAAATACAGAATTAGAATATCAACCAATGTTAAGGAGAAACTTGAAGGAGAACTATAGAGGTATAAGGTGGAGAAGACATAGTTACCCCTTTACGGAATAACTATGTTTCTGAGCTATAAGTATGGAGCCAGATCATACAGGATAGGTAAACCCAATCAGCTTTTAGCTGATCAGGGAAAGCAGGTTAGCGGTCTCTTTTTACTACCAAGTTATCATCTAACGGAGGATTGCTGCTAGCCTTCCTGTGACTAACAGTCCTTGTGGGTAATTCTCCCACTCACTTGTTAATGGGTACTTCTTTTGGCAGGTGTGCTTATGGTCTATCGTCCCACTGTGAAACACACATAGTATGGCCTTTAAAATTATACTACGTATTATATCATACTTTCACTAAAATGTCAAGAAAAATATTTTACTAAAATGTAAATTTTTTTCTTGACAAATTCATCAAAATGTGGTATAACCAAGTTATGATAAAATTTAAGGGTAAGAAATTTTCAAATTATTATGATTTATTACATTATTTAGTAAGTCATAATTTAAAAGTAAATACTATGTATTTTCCTAACTCTCAATTATATTATTGTAGAGCAGCACTAGAAAATAAATTTAACAGAAAGTTTAAGCTTTCTGAAGTTAAAGAGTTAATCAAAGACTTACCTCAAACTTCCTCAACTTCAAATAATAATTAAGTGAAGTCTTTGCAGGTTTAAGTCTTTGATTCCTATTTTAATTGATATATGGAAACAATGAAATTATCAGTATCAATAGAATTAAAATCAGGCGATGTTTATACAGCAGATACAGAAATACCTGATGAAGAGGAGTATCTAGTTTATCTTGATCCTGTTCCTATTAAGTTTGAAAATTTAAAAAAGAAACATGAATTCTATACTAAAAGAATTAAATCAGAAGAATATTTTGAAGAACAAGTAAGAAGAGTTGGAGAAAACTTACAAAACTATATGAGTAGATTAAAGAATGCTGGCAGCTAAATTTGTAGCTATGGAAATTAGAGAATGGGTGGACGGTCATCCAGGATTAAATAAAGATCAGAAAGAAGTGTTTATAGAATTAGCAGAAAGAATTATTTGTTCTTATGAATTTTATAGAAAAGAAGTTTCTGCTAAACATGATGAAAATATCTGATGAGCAAGACCTTTAAGGAAAGACCTGATAAATACAAAGAGTATAAAAAACCTAAACAAAAAGATAAAAGGTTTGTTTCCTCTAAAGGTCGTACAAAAGAAAATATTAAACGAAATGTTGATGCGTATATTTATGATAATTAGTTTGTTAGCCTTGTCTGCCTGTATTACTGATACTGCCCAAGTAGAAGTTAATCAAGCTCAAGGAGAAGCAGGTTTTACTGCATTCTGTAATTCTCATCCTGGTGAAAGCTTATGTCCGTAAGTATGGAACAGCTTCAGGCTGTTAATACAAAAATCAATCAGCAACCTTATGTGTATCCTTCAAGTACTGAACAAGAAGATTTATGGAAGGATAAACCTGATGGTGGTTCTTGGGTATGTAGAGATTATGTATTATCAAAGGCAGATGAATTAATTCTATTAGGTGTTTCTAAACTTAATATGAATATTATCCTTTGTTGGACTGAACCTTGTGTTCCTCCTACTGATAAGAATAATGGTGGTAGGGAATATCATGCTGTTCTATTAGTTTATGGATCATATATTCTTGATAGTAGATTTGATCCTATCTATACAATGACTTCTAATCCTCATGGATATATTTGGGATAAGAAGCAAATACCTGGAACTTTGAATTTCGTACCTGCATGAAATATTCAATTGAAGAATTAGATAAAATGAGAGAATCTATTGGATGGATATTAAAATGTAAAGGATTTAGTGGTAAACCTATAGATTACTTTAAAACTAAAGAAGAATTATTAAGAACTTATATGATTAATGGTACTACAGTAGAAGAATTAAAAGCAAAAGAAATAGAAGCATTAAATAAATTAAGAGGCAAATGATTAATTTCATTTCTGGTCTACCAAGATCAGGATCAACTTTATTAGTAGCAATACTAAAACAAAATCCTAAATTCACAGTTAATATAAGTTCCCCTTTAGCTGATTTATTTATTGCCTGTGATGCAGGCTGCTCTAAAGAGAGTTCTGTATTTATCAATCAAGAACAAAGATTAGATATTCTTAGAGGATTGTTTAATAGTTATTATAAGAAAACTTCTAATATTATATTTGATACTCATAGATTCTGGAATTCAAGAATTCATATTTTATCTGAATTATTTCCTGAAGCAAAATTTATATCTTGTGTCAGAGAAGTTGGATGGGTAGCAGATTCTTTTGAAAAGCTTTATAGAAAAAATAATCAACAAGCATCAGCATTATATGGATGGACTACTGGTGGGAATGTATTCAATAGAACTAGACATTTATTAGAAAAAGATAATGTTATAGGATTTAGTCTTAATTCTACAATAGAGGCAGTCAATAGTAAACAAATTAAATTAATTGATTATGAGCTTCTATGTAGATTTCCTGAAGAAGTAATTAGAAGTTTATATGAATATATTGAAGAAGATTATTTTGGACATCACTTTAGTAGTATAGAATATAGCACAGACGAATTTGATTTAAAGCTAGGTAGTCCTGGATTACATAAAATCCAAGGACCGATTGAGTGGAAACCTAGACAAACTATTTTACCCCTTGAGCTTTTCAATGAAGCTAATCAAGGGAATTTTTGGAGATAAAATTTTGATTTTTAAAAATATGGGGAACTACTATCAAGTAGAAATGTTCCATGTTGTTAATATTAGTAAGGATCATCCAGCAGAAGCTTTTAATGAATACCTTGTGAAGCTTGCACACGAATTCAATAAGCAGCTAACTAGCACACAGTTTTCAATTCAGCATAATCTTCCTTTTGTAGATGTTACTGATTCTCACAAGGTAGTTGAAGATGTTGCGTGATCCTATGGAAATTAATGAGTTATATGATGCTTATATGGCTGAAGGTATGAGCCATTATGAAGCAATGCATAAAACTTTTGAAGAAATGAATAAACCTAGAGTTCTTCCTCTAGAAGCTATGATCCAGAATATCTGTGATAAGGCTTGGAAAGAAGAAGGTAACACTACAGTAAATCAAATGATTTCATGGATTTTGCGTAAAGTGTTAGTTCAAGTAGTACCCAAGATTGAAGATGAATTAAACAGACTAAACATTGAAATAGAGGAATTAAAGAATGGCAAAGATGGGGGGCTTCCGAAGCCCAAAGGGCGTAAATCAGCCTAAGATGCCTATGATGGGTAGTAAGGGTAAAGTTTCTGGTGCTAACCCTATTGGGGGTTTAAATACTGCACCCAATATGGGTTTCAAGAAGGGTGGTATGGCCTCTAAGAAGAAGGCCAAGAAGTAATGCAAAATATTGGTAGATGTGATGGCGCTTACCCAGGAAGGGTACAGTCTGATGCTATTTATATATTAGATTTAGACGGTACTAACGAAGATCATTTTAATATTCCTACTAATGCAACTGTAGCAGTTATTGCTGCTACTGGTAATTTTTATGTCTTGACCAATGGTCAGACTGCTGCTATACCTGTTGCTAGTCAAAAGACTGGTGCTAATACCAATCCAGAATTAAATCCTACAGTTTTATCTGTTGTTGCTGGTAATTTATTTTCTGCTATTGCTCCATCGGCCTGTATTGTAACTATTTCCTTTTATCAAGATACAGATAAATTATACTCAACAAGTAATCCTAATATTAATAATCCTCCCTAATGATTAATATATTATTATCAGTACTTTTAGCTTCGTCTAGTTATGGGGGTTATGGGACTGGATATGATAATTGCTATAATTTTCCTAATAGCGATTGTTATAGCACCTTTTATCCAAATACATCTGTTCCCCCAGGAAATAATTTAACAGCCGATGATGGCTCTACCGTATTAACAGCCGATGATGGCTCTACTGCTTTAACTGCAAGGTAAAAATGATAAAGAAAATTTCAGCTATTGTTTTAGGGCTTTTACTGATTAATCCTGCCTATGCTACGGATTTTAAAACGTTTATTCCTGCTCAATCTACAGCTACAACTCCTGGAGCTACAGATTATTATCCTTTAGTACAAGGGGGGGCCACTAAGAAAGTTGCTGGAACTAGTTTATTATATGCTCCTAACAATCTTTCTGATTTGCCCAGTCCTTCTGCTGCAAGGAGTAATCTATTGCTTGGGGGATTTGCTGTTCTAACTCCAGGTACACTTACAAATACCAAATGGTGTATCTCTGACGGTACTACAATTAGTTGTACTCAAGATGCCCCGGTTCTGGTCAATGGCGCGCTCGGCACGCCGACTAGCGGCACGCTTACGAATGCAACTGGGCTTCCCTACAGCGGTCTTGCGAGTGGCACAAACACGACGATGGCTGCTGTCATCGGGACTGGGGGTTCGCTCACCTTCAGCGGCAGTGGTTCGATTAATGCGTCGGAGGTCAAAGGCGATGCCAATGTAACGTTTTTGGATGTGAACCAATCCTTTACCAAGGGACAGGCGATTACGCCGAATGCCTTGGGAAGCGTGACGGGCGCGACGGCGATTGATGCCAGCACCGCCAACGATTTTACGATGTCCACGACTGGCAATATTACGCTCTCTAATCCGACCAACCTCAAGGCCGGGCAGACGCTGAATTTCTTCATCACCTACGGCGGCACACACACGGTCACGTTGGGTAGCGAGTACCAATCTGCGGGCGGGACGGGGACGTTGGCGTTCAGTTCGACCAATGCTGAGGAAGACGTGCTGACCTGCCGAACTCCCGACACGACGCATCTTGTCTGTTCGCTGATAGCCAACGTGAGCCACTAATGCTGCGCCGTCTTCTCCTTGCGTTCGGGCTGCTATGCGTCCTTGCGACCCCCGCCCTTGCGACCACGACTTTCACGGCCGGAACTAACTGCCCCGCTGGTTTCAATGTCACAGGAGGCGGACTCACCGTAGCCAGCACGGCGAACGGGTATCAAACCTGTTTCGCCAACAATCCGAAGTGGTCCGGTCTGAAGTATTTCGAGGTCACATTTGTTACGAACGGCAATCTTTATGTTGGCTTGGCAAACAACGGCAACGGATCGCCCTTCGCGGGAGTCCCAAGCGCTAACGGCGGCTGGTCGACTAACACAAACAACTACATAGGGGTCAATTATACTTCCATCAGCTATCTCCACACTGTAAGCAGCGGCGCGATCTATTGGGGAAACAATGCGCTCAAGACATCAATCGGCACGACATCAGCCAGTCAAGTCGTCGCTATCGCAGCAGACTTCAACAGCAATCCACCGCAGTTTTGGGTAGCGCCAAACGCTACCAATCTGGTCTGCAATGGCAGCGGCGGGTCTGGCAGCTCCGCTCCGCAATACAACGGGAACTGCACCAGTGATCCGAGCATTCCGGGTTCTGGGGCTGGGAACACGGGCGGCACTGGCGTTAATTTCTTTCTACAGGGATTTGCCTATTTTCCTGTGTTCCAAACCAATGGCACGGGGCAATCGGCTACCTATAACTTTGGAGGATCAGGCTTCGCTGGGGTGCTGCCAACTGGCTACAGCTCGTGGGATGATAATTCCGACAGCAGCAGCAACGCACCAAATCCGGGGCCGACGAATGCGGTAAGCCTCAATATTGCAAATGCTCCGGGCTGGGCTGCGAGCACGTCGTATGCCGCCGGGAAGCGGGTCGTCGCAGGACCGGGTTGGGCGCCAGGTTCTCCAGGTTCCTTTACAAGCGGCTCGGCGCTCTATCTGTGGGCCATTCAAGGGGCTGGCGGCACGTCGGGCGGAAGCCCGCCTGCCGGCTTCTCTTCCTGCCCGACTCCGGCAGCATATGGCGGCGGATTTACGGGATCGACCCCTTCGCAGTGGTCGGGCGCAACGACAGTCAGTGACAATGGCCTGACGTGGGTGTGTTTGACGAAAGTCGATAACGTCACTCTGACGGGGGCATTTTTCGACACGAGCACGGCATGGTCAGCGGGAGCCACTTTCTACTACGGGCAACGTGTAACCAATACGGCTGGGCAGGTCTTCAAGATGACCGCTGCACGCAGCTCGCCCTTTACTTGCACGACGGGCGGTTCCGCGCCGTCTTGGGTTACAACCACGCTCTACGTATCTACCACGAGCGACAATACCTGCACCTGGACCTACGTTGCATCGACGCTGGTTTATTCGTCGCAGACAGGATATTTCCCGCCCCAGGTCAATTACGCTGGGTCTTCCACCTATCCCAATGCCGGGTTCAATTGGCCTCTTACCATAAATGTTTGGTACGGGGGCTCGGCACAACAGCTTTATCAGCCAGGGCAGAACAACGAGAACATCCCGCTGTTGATGACCGATCACGGCACGTTGACCGATGGCGCCGGCACGATTGCTGAGTGCAAAAATGCTTATTTTTTCAGTGCCTACGTCCTATTCAGCCCATCAAGCGCGAATGGTGGGTTGAATGCTTGCGCTGGACTGTACTCAGTAACTGGGCTAAATTTCACCGTGGCTCCTGGCGACAGTATAGTGGACAATGTTGCAAATCGATTGGGGGTGGACTCGACAAAAGGTGTTGAGATTTACAACAACGCGACGCCGACTGGATCGTGGCAATATTACTATACCGAAGGCGAGTCCATCGCGATCGACGACACGGGAATGAACATCTCGCGGTTCCAGTTCGTCTCGACGCAGGGGGGATGCCTTACCGGCGGGAAGTTCGGTGGTCCGGGGCTTGGCATCACCAACAACGACAATTTCTTTGACAACATAATGGATTGCGGCGGCACCGCGTCTGGAGCGCGTGGTGCTTTTGCGATTGACGCGGGAGGATACGAAGCTAACAATCTAATAATCTATCGGGGCACGCAGGCAGGCAGCTTTGGCACTTTCTGTTTCTATCCCTGCGCCATCTTCAACAATACTATCGTCGGTAATAGTGCGACTAACGGCACAGCCATTCAGAATGACGCGCCAGCCGCGGGATTTTGGGCATCAGGGGGCTCATTCTTCCCGGCGCCCTTTAACAACAACGTCTTCATCGGATTTCCGAATTGCTGGGCTGTGAATACGACGAACTGGACATCGGGTAACATTTCCGCACAGACTGGAGCTAATAACGCCACTGATCGGGCAAGCTGTCCTACAGGCGGAACCTTTACCTCTACAGTAGGCAGGACATACACCCAAGAACTTCTGCCAGGGATAAGTGGCAGTGGGTGTAACGGGAGTGCCTCGTGCTATGGGTTAACGCCATCGACCGAATTTGTTAACCCGACTATTGGGTCTTCGGAGAATTTCAAGGTCAAGTCCACTTCGTCGTTGATATACAGCGGAGGAGGCGCTTTTAGCAAATCGACTGGTGGGTCGTGGATGGGAACCTTGGTTCCTGGGCCAGATATTTTCGGGACTGTACGTCCGGTAAGCGGTCGGTACGACATCGGGGCGGAGATGTTCGTTCCGGCTGCCGCTAACGGTTTGCCGCTGATCTTCGGGGTGCCGTGAGCCAATACATTCAAAATCAAAACTTATCTATTAAACAAAGAGTAAAATACACTTTCTATAATTTTTTCAATCAGGAGACTAAAATAAATGGCTATTAGCACATCTCAAACTATTGTTGATGTATCACATATTGTAGAACCCAATGCTCGCACAGCAGTAGATTATCTAGCGGATGTGTTAGCGACAGCAGGTCTTGATGGGACTGGTACATTAACTATTGGCGGTACTAATACCGCTGCAATTACTGGTACTACTATTACTGCTAATACTGCCTTCTCAGGCCCAACTACAGGCGTTGTAGCAGGTACTAATGCTGCTGCTGGTAAGGTTGGTGAAGTTATCGGTGGTCAGTTATTTGGTACTGCCACCACAGCTACAGTAACTATTACTATTGCTGCTCCTGGTGTTGTCACTTGGACTGCTCATGGCTTCTCTACTGTAATCCCTCAGCCAGTTGTATTCACTACAACTATTGCCCTACCAACCGGTATTACTTCTGGTACAGTTTATTACACTGTCCCTTCCTTTGTTACTACCAATACTTTCCAGATTGCTACCTCAATTGCTAATGCTATTGCTGGTACTTCTATCACCACTTCTGGCTCACAGTCAGGTGTACAGACTGGTACTGCCGGTTGTGCAATGGCAAATACTACTGTAATTGATGTTACTGGTATGGCCCTTACTGCCGGTGATTGGGATGTGTGGGGAAGTATTTCTTGGAACCTTGGTACTACTACTACATGGACTAAGCTTGAAGCTTCAATTAGCCAGACTACTGCTACTCTAGCAACTTCTGGTGCTGTTGTAGGTTCTTCCTATAGTTTACTTGCTCAGATTTCTGCTGCTGCTACCAATGGTGTGTCAACACTTGCTATTCCAATGTGTCAAGTTAATGTCAGCGGCACAACTAATATTTTTATGCCAGTGAAGGGTACATTTGCTATCTCTACTGCTGGCGCTTATGGCTTTTTATTTGCTAGACGGAGACGATAATGGCTACTTTTAATGATGATCATGGTAACGAATACAAGCGAGACAGTTCTCCTAAGTATTTAAATTGGGAACGTAAGCCTCCCACTCATCCTACTTGTGGTAAGGGAGTAGATGCTCCTAAGATTGGTAAGATTGTTGATGTTACTAATCGTGATATGACCTGTAAAGGAAATTACTAGTGGCTAAGTCTGAAATTAATATGAAGGCTTTTATGAAGGCTGACAAAAAGCAAGATAAGAAAATGATGGCTGCTGATGAAAAGGCAGACAAGAAACTTGCGAAGAAGTTTCTCAAGAAGAAGTAATTTGTTTTATAAAAGAACATTATCAAAAATTTTAACATTATTGGAGGTACAAATGAGTGCAATTGATGATCTGAATACTGCTGTTGGAACTATGACTAAGGCTGTTAATGATGCTGTAGCTGATCTACAGGCTGTTGCTGCTGCACTAGCTGCTGCGGTTGCTGCTAATGATCCTGCAGCCATTGAGGCTGCTGTTCAGAGTCTTAATACTTTAGCTGGCACCCTAGAGGCTGCTGTAGCTGCTAACCATGTCTAAAGCCCATCCAGGTTTTAAGGCTGTCCAATCTAAGATTGAGGGGGAGGGTTACTCTGCTAAAACAGCAGGGGCAATCCTCGCCTCTAAAACTAGAGGCGCATCTAAAGCAGCTAAGAAAGCTAATCCAAGATTAAAGAAAGTTCGTGGCTAATACATTTAATTATTCAGTATTACTTGATCCTATAATTTATCCATATGAAGAAATAGCTAAAACAGAAGGATATTTCATATTACGTAACAAAGCCGAACAAGTAGGATGGAAAAACTTTAAATTTGGTTTTATTAAAGATGAACCTACAAAAATGTGGCGTGCTTATATATGGCAATAGATTTTTACTGTTTAGGTTATTGGGAGCCTGAAGAATACACTAAAGATTGTTGGATAGATCATCTACGAAAGCTATTTAAGTTTGTAGATTATATAGATGATATATCTATAATCACTAGAGCAGCAGATTTTCGTAGTCCTGAGGATCATATTCAGGGGGCATTAGCTAGTGCTGCTACATACTGGCATCAAGATTTAAATGGTGAAGATGTATGGATGATAGTATGGGCTAATATATTTCCTACTAAAGTAAAAAATCAAGAACTAAAATCTAAATATATTTACATGTTTAAAAATGCTAATTATGAACATATGGCACCATTAGAGTGTATTGATACAAAACGATGGTTTGCTAAATGTCACCTATCAGACGAGTATGCTAAGCGATGCCTTTAAGAACACCTTCAGGTAAGAAGACCAAATTGGGGGATGTAGAACCAAAACTTAAGAAAGAGTATAAGAACAATAAGGGTGCTATATATGGAACTCTTAATAAGATTGGCCTAATGAGGGGCAATAAGGCTACAGCTAAAGGGGCTAGTGCAGCAAAAAAGAAATGAGTAGTAATGAACTAACCACAAGAGAAGATGCATTTATACATAATCTTATAAGAGGTATGCCTGTTAAAGATGCAGCTATTGAAGCAGGTTTTTCTGATGGGATGTATGGTTATGCTTTAAGGAAGAGATTAGCTAAACAAATCATTGATGCTGCTCAAGATTATCTTTCAATGCATTCTGTTAAAGCTGCCCTTAAGATAGTAGAATCAGTAGATACTACAGAACCTATTAATCCTTTACAGCTTCAAGCAGCAAATTCTCTATTAGATAGAGTAGGCATTATCAAGAAAGAACCTAATACAGGTATTGCAATTAAAGCAAATATTTTTATTTTACCAGAAAAGAAACCATCAGAAATTATTATTGAAAATGAATCTTAATTCACCAACTCGTTCTAATTGTTTATTTTGGGCAATAAACACTTGGTTACACTATGGTGGGTATATAAGATGTAGACGATCACATAATATTAGACTGTTACCACATTTCATATGGTCTATTGATAAAATTGAATGGTATGGATATAGCCCTATAAAACCTACTAGGAAATGGTGGCGTCTATATTGGATACTGTTTAAAGGTTATATTGAAAAAGAATAATGAGTAGACACGAACCCTTCGGCTATTACAAAGATGAAGATGGAAACAAACTTGTAAACGAAGACGAATTAAAAGCTTTAAAACAAGCACAATATTATATCAATCAGGGTTGTTCTATGCAATCTGTTAGAGATTGGCTAGTAAAAAAAACAGGTAGAACTATTTCTGTTCAAGGACTATTAAAATCAATTAAATATAATGGCAGATTCCCTAAAGAAACGATACATCAACTCTCCGAAGAATCAGCGCCTTAAGCTTCTCAAAGAAACTAAAACTAGAGCAGCAAGGAAAATAGAAGAAAAGATTACCGGAGAATTTAAAAGTACATCTAAGCATAATAATATCATTACAGATGAAGAAATTAATTCTCTTCCTGAAGAAATAAAAGATGATCTTATTGATGAAGATGTAAACGTTGTATTTAAGCCTAATCCAGGACCACAAACAGAATTCTTAGCATCATCTGAAAAAGAAGTATTTTATGGTGGTGCTCGTGGTGGAGGTAAAAGTTACAGTCTATTAGTTGATCCTCTACGGCATTGTAATAAGCAAGCCCATAGAGCACTAATATTAAGACGTACAATGCCTGAACTAAGAGACCTAATTAATCACTCTCAACGATTATACGATAAATGCTTTCCGGGTGCCAAATGGAATGAACAAGCAAAAGAATGGAAGTTTCCTTCTGGTGCTAGAATTGAATTTGGTTATGCTGAGAACATGCAGGATGCTTTAAGATATCAAGGACAATCATATAGTTGGATTGGTATTGATGAGCTTCCACAATTTCCTACTCCCGATATCTGGAATGAATTACGAGGATCATTACGTTCCGTTGATCCAAATATTCCAGAGTTTATGAGAGCTACAGGTAATCCTGGAAACGTAGGATCACTTTGGGTAAAAGAAATGTTTATTGATCCTGCACCAGCAGGTAAACCATTTCTAGTTGAAGTAACAGATGGATTTATTAAGAAGTCTTTTACTCGTAGATTTATCCCCGCTAAACTTAGTGATAATCCTTATCTAACACAGACAGATAGTTATCATACTATGCTTCTCTCTCTTCCTGAGAATAAACGTAAGCAATGGTTAGAAGGTAATTGGGAAGTATTTGAAGGTGCAGCATTTGCTGAGTTTGATAGAAATGTTCATATAATTGAACCATTTCATATTCCTTCAAATTGGCCTAGATTTAGAGCATGTGATTGGGGATTTTCTACACCATTCTGTGTACTCTGGTTTACTGTAGATTATGATAACATTCTTTATGTTTATAGAGAGTTTTATAATAAAGGTTTAACTGCTGATATATTTGCCCAGAGAGTTCGTCAAATGGAAATTGGAGAGAATATATCATATGGGGTGATGGATAGTTCTGTATGGGCAAGACGAGGAGATACTGGTCCTCCTGTACCAGAAGTAATGAAGAATAATGGTTGTTCATGGAGACCATCAGATAGAAGTCCAGGTAGCCGTAAAGCTAACAAAATGGAGCTTCATCGTAGATTAAGAATTTTTGAAGATATGCATGGCAATCCTTCAGCCAAATTAAAAATCTTCAATACTTGTAGAAATCTTCTAAGAACATTACCGATGTTACCATTAGATGATAACGATCCAGAAGATGTTGATACTCGTAGTGAAGATCACGCATATGATGCACTTAGATATGGTTGTGCTAGTAGACCATTAGACCCAATTGCATTAGATTTTCGTCAGCAAATTGCTAGAAATGATTATTGGAGACCGGCTAATGCACGGGTGGGATATTAGAAAATTAGATATAGAAATAAAGAAATAAGAAAACAAGCACAAGAACAAAGATTGATAATATTTATTGGTGTTATTCCTTGTAATAGATGTGGCTCAATGCAAAGATATGTATCATATAATATTTGCCCAGATTGTATAAGTAAACATTTAAAAGAAAATAGAGAAGTAAACAATAAAGCCAAAAAAAATTGGGCCGATAAAAACAAAGATAAAATACGATCACATAGACGTAATAGAAAAAAGAGAATTAGAGAACGCACCCCAATGTGGGCTAACATAGCGGAAATAAATTCATTTTATACATTAAGGGATTATTTAGAATTTATCTTGGATGAAGAATTTCATGTAGATCATATCATACCTTTGCAGGGTAAGTATGTGACAGGACTACATGTAGAAAATAATTTACAAATATTACCTGCAAAAGAAAATATTTCAAAAGGAAATAAATATGGGTAGACCAGAATTAGATAATAGAATCATGAAGCAGATGGGAAGTTGGGGAAATAATTTTAATTCTATGGAGGGTTGCGATCATAACTCTGAAGCTGATAAAATAGATAAGAAAATTGACGGTAAAGATATCACTTTAAATAAGATGAATCTTATGGACGCATCACATGCTAAGCCTAGCAGTGATAATCCCGGAGTGGATAAGAGTTTCTGGGCTAAGGCTGATCCTCAGACAGACACTACAGGACACGGTAAGCTTACTCGTTCATTAAAAGATAAGGGTTAAATATGTATTTTAAGATTACTAGATGGATCGAAGATAGTGATAATAATAAGTACTATGAAGAATCTTTTTATGGTACTTTATCTACAGCTATTAGCTGCTTAACAAAAGGTCTAGATAGTAATATAGAAAATACTAATGAATATATTAATGTAAAAGAAGCAATTGATAGAAGGGGGGGAATCTCGCCCTATCGTACATTTTATAACGTATCTCTAGAAGATGGAGAAATTACAATTAGGAGTCCTACAAATTTCACAGATATATTATTAACAACTAAGAAGTGTAGAGATAATTAATCATGGCTGATTATTCTACTAGGCCATTTCAGAGTTCGTATATTGATAATACTGGACCTTCTTTTAATAGAGAAGAGATGCAGAAATATGAAGATAATCAGAAGTCTGGACAAGGTACGAAAACTCTAAAAACATTAGCAGATTCTCCAAAGGATGCTCCTGATGATGAGATTTCTATTACCGGCCTAGTTGCGGATATTCTAGCCAAATATGAACGTGCAAAGACTGAACGTTTACCTCATGAGCAACGATGGTTAAGACAATATCATAACTATCGTGGCTTATACCAAGCAGATACTCAATTTAGAGATACAGAACAATCTAAAGCATTCGTTAAAGTAACTAAAACTAAGGTTATGGCAGCTTATGCACAGATACTTGATGTACTCTTTCAGGGTGATAAATTTCCATTATCTGTAGAGCCTACTAAAAAACCTCAAGGCATTGAAGAAAAAGTACATTTAGAGCCTAATAATCCCAATCCAGAGCCACCAGAAGACAATGATGATGATGTTATTGGCTGGTATGGGGATGGTAAAGAGATTGCTCCTGGTGCAACTTATCATGATTTACTCAGTGTAAAGTATGAGAATCTAGATAAAGCACCATTTGTACCTGGACCATCCCCAGATAATGCTCATATGCCTCAAATTGATCCGGCTAAAATAGCTGCTGAGAACATGGAAAAGACCATTCTTGATCAAATTGATGAAACAAATGGTCATATTTGGCTTAGAAAGACACTTTTTGAGATTTGTTTACTAGGTCATGGTGTTCTAAAGGGTCCATTTACTACTCAAAAGACAATTCATGACTGGAAATTAGACGAAACCACTAGTGAACGCACATATAGTCCTGTTTATCAGGACATGCCTGCTATGTCTCATGTCTCTACATGGAATTTTTACCCTGATCCTGATGCTAGGATCATGAAAGAGGCAGAATGGACCATTGAAAGGCATCGTTTAAGTCGCTCTGAGCTAAAAGCTTTGGCAAAACGTCCATTTTTTCGTAAAAATGCTATTGATGCAGTTTGTGATAACGTTCCTAACTATGTAGATCAATGGTGGGAGTACCAATTACGTGATGCTCCTGTTAATGTTAGTCGTAGACGCTATGAAGTAATTGAATATTGGGGATTAGTAGATAAACAGTTAATAGAATCTACTGGTTTAGACATAGGTTTAGGCCTTGAACCTCTAGAAGAAGTTCAAGTCAATGTTTGGATATGTAATCATGAAATTTTAAGGTGTGTTCTTAATCCATTTACTCCTGCTTTCCTACCGTATCATTCATGTCCGTATGAAGAGCATGAATATCAGATGTGGGGGGTAGGTGTAGCGGAGAATATGGAAGATTCTCAAGAGATTATGAACGCATTTGCTCGTCTTGCTATTGATAATGCTGTTTTATCTAGTAATTTAGTATTCGATGTTGACGAAACTTCACTAGTTCCTGGACAAGATTTTAAAGTTTATCCTGGAAAAGTATTTCGTAGGCAAGCAGGAACACCAGGACAAGCGGTGTTTGGATTAAAGTTTCCTAATACCTTTCCTGATGCAATGAACGTATTCGATAAATTTAGACAATTTGCAGATGAGAGTACAGGTATTCCATCCGTTATGCATGGACAAACTGGTGTAACAGGTACAGGACGTACTTCTTCAGGGCTATCAATGATCCTAGGAGGAGCAGATAAGAATATTAAAGCTGTAATTCGTAATATTGATGATTATCTATTACAACCTTTAGGGGAATCTTATTATAACTGGAATATGCAGTTTAATAGCGATCCTAGTATTATTGGTGATTTAAGTATTAAGGCTCGTGGTACTTCTGGTTTAATGGCTAGAGAAATCAAATCACAGAGACTTATGCAATTCTTACAAATTTGTTCTAATCCAATGCTAGCTCCGTTTACTAAATTTGAAAAGATTATTCAAGATATTGCACAAAGTCTTGAACTTGATCCAGAAGAATACACTAATGATCCTACTATGGCAGCTATCTATGCATCTATTATTGGTGCTGCTGGTGGCCTTGGTGGTGGATCATCAGGTAGTCCCCCTAATATGGATATGAGTGGTGTTGGAGGAGGTAACATTGGTACTGGCTCTTCACCACAACCAGGAATGAGTGGATTTACTGGATCACAAAATGGGGGTGGTACTTCTGCTAGTGCTGAAAGTGCTAATGCATAATGAGCCATTTATTTATGGATAAGATGTACTTTAATGCTGTTGCCCCACTAGTTAAAAACATGGAGGCATGGAAAGCCTTTTTAGTACTACTTGAACATCAAAAGAGTTTAGTTCTAAAGCAGCTTATTGGAAAGCCTAATGCAGAAGAAGCCTTACGTTTAAGTGCAGAATATTCAATGCTTGAGAGATTAAGCAGACAACAAGATATAATCATCAATGCGGAGAAAATGGATGTTTGATCAAGCAGCTACCCCTAGTAACCTTCAACCAGGTACAATGGCAAATACAGCTAATGGTACTTCTGGTGAGTTTGGTACTACCAATCCTAGTACAGCTACTACTCCTCAACCTGCTGTAACTCCTATTCAATATCCAGGTTCATTTCTTAATAATCAAGGATTAGGTAATGCTATTGGAAGTAGTATTGCTAAGAGTGCTGGAAGTGGTGGAGGAGGAGGTTTACCTATTGGTAGTATCCTAGGTGGTATAGGTAGCTTGTTTAGCGCTATTTTTGCTCAAGGAGGGCTAGTAGGTGATGGTGCCAATGGATTTGCTCAAGGTGGTTCTGTAGATGATGATGGTCCAGCATCTACTAAAAGTGCTATGATAAATGCTATTAAAATCGGCAGAGAACAGAATCCTTATACTGGTATTACTCATGGTGCAGGAGAAACAAAAAATAATACTTTAGATTTAAGAGATGAACTTAAGCAAAAAGGCCTAAATGGATTTGCTCAAGGGGGTTCTGTAAATAAAGACCCAAAACATGCAGCAGATATGACTATTGGTTATCTTGTAGGTGCCCATCATCAGCAAAATTATGGTGGCACTCCTGATACATTACAGAAGGCTGCTCAAGAAATCAAACAAATGCTCATGGATAAAATGTCAGGAGGACAGCAGTCTCAAGGATTTGCTTCTGGTGGTTCAGCTTCTAATACAGATAATCCTGATGCATCAAATCAACAGCTAGTTATGCAAGCTATTGCCCAAGCTTTAGGTACATCTCCTGATCAAACACAATCAAGCTCTAATGATAGGATACAGGCACAGCAACCCAATCCTAATCCTAATGAAGCTGTAACACAGCCTCCTACACAAACACCACAAATTCCTTCACAGTCAACTCAGTCACCAACTGATCAGCAAAATCAAAGCGATCAGTTAATGGCTAATAGTCCTGCCTTACAAAATATGGCTGCACAGCAGCAAGGATTTGCCCCTGGTGGATATATGCAGAAGTTAGCTGTTGGTGGACCACCAATTGAACAAGGAGCACCTATGCAGGCCCCTCCTGGTGATCAGCAACAAGGTAATCCTCCTTTACAACTAGGACAGACATTTCAAGGAGACGGTTCTGTAAAAGGTCCAGGTGGACCTACAGATGATGCTATTCCTGCTAAGCTTAGTAATGGAGAGTTTGTATTCTCACAACCTGCTGTACAGTTCTTTGGTGTAGATAAACTCACTAAAATGAATGAACAAGGCAAGCAAGGCTTTATGCAGGCAATTAATCAAGTTCAACAAAATCAACAGCAGCCTCCCGGTGGTCAGCCTCCTATGGGTCCACCACAAGGACAACCTGCTCCACAATCGATGATGCCCCCGCAAGGAGCATCTCAACAGCCACCAATGATGCAATCTAAAGGTGGTATTACCATGAAACAAAATAATGGCTTCATGGGAATGTAATCGGAGACGACCGAGCCATCGCCCTCCGTTAGCTACTCTCTATGAAAGGAGACCCTAATTATGGCAGAAAATCAGAGACGGCTTTATCAAGCCTCTTATCGTACAGACCAAGAAGAAGATAACACTTCAGAAACTTCTCCCACCAATGATGGTGCTACAGAAGATCAGAACCTATCCCCTGTTGATCTTACATGGAAACAACGTTATAGCGATTTACGTCGCTTTAATACAAATTTAACAGATCGCGTTAAGGAATTAGAGACCCAACTGCGAGCTACTCAAAATAAAGAAATCAAACTACCTTCCACTAAAGAAGAATTGGAAGCCTTTGGTCAAAAGTATCCTGATGTTTTTCGTAATATTCGATCAATCGTACTTACTGAATTAATGCAGGAACGTGAACACATTGCAAATGAAACTCAACTCGTAAAAGATGATCTTGAAAAGGTTAAACGAGAACGAGGAGTTCAGAAAATCTTAATGGCTCATCCTGATTTTGAAGATATCAATATGTCTGAAGAATTTCATGATTGGGCGAAAATGCAGAAGCAAGAGATACAGAACTGGCTATTTGAAGAGAATGATCCAGACTTATGTATTCGTGGACTTGATCTATACAAGGCTGATATGGCTACCCGTAAGAGAACGGCCCCAAGAGAAGCCAGAGCAGATCGTCAAGTTGCACCTAGAAGCACTGTAAATCCATCTGATATGCAAGATAATAAGCGTATCTGGAAGGCAAGTGAAATTCAGTCTATGCATCCTAAGATGTTTGAAAAATTTGAAAATGATATTGAGCGTGCTCGATTAGAAGGGAGGATTGACCTTACCGCCTAAATCTCTTAGCTCAAACTAAGAGATAATTTCAGGAGATAACTGAAAATGGCATTCCAAGTTGCTGCCGGTTGGCAGAATTTGCCGAATGGTTAGAAAATAGCCTATTATAAGAGTAATCTTATATTTAGCCACAGCAGGTTAATTGCTGGAAACTCCTTATTAAGGACAATCAGCAGCTAAGCATTAAATTTTTGCAAATATGCTATAGCATTTAATAAACGATTTTCATTATCTTTAAATCTACCTAATCCTATATTACAATCATGACACAATAAAGCTCTAATTTGTCCAGTTGTATGAGAGTGATCTACACAAGGTTCATCTTTAGGAAACGGTTCTTTACAGATTTCACAAACAGGATATAAATCTAGAAGTTGTTTATATTGTTCTTTAGATACTCCGTATTTATACTTAACTATATTAAATCTACGAATTTCTTTAGAAGAATTTTTTTTACTGCGTAATTTGAAACAATAAATACATTCAGTAGCATAACCATTTCTTGGTTTACCGTTTCTAATTCCATTTTTATAATATTCTGTTTCTTCGTTTTTAAATTCTTTACAAGTTCTACATTGTTTAAGCATTAATTGTACAAATCCTTTCTTTTTTATTTTGTCCAATTATATCATATTTTTGATAATTTGTCAAGTAATTTTTTGAAAGTTCAACGACTATCTCGTAAGAGAGTACATCTAAGTAGATGGAAATGCCTGCCATCCTAATAGGATGAAGATATAGTCTGGTCTTTATGGTAACATAAAGCAGCGAAAGCGGTCTTAGATTAACGAACTAAGACGAACAAAACGAATTTCGTTCCTCAGATTTTTAGCCAAAAAGTACAAAAATTCTTTCGGCGAGAATCAGTAGTAGAAGCAATTACAAATACTGACTACTATGGAGAAATTTCAGAATTCGGTGATACCGTATTTATCATCAAGGAACCAGTAATCACTGTTGCTCCATATGCTCGTGGCACCACTGTATTACCACAGGCTTTAGCAGATGATGAATTAACACTAGTCGTCGATCAGGCCAATTATTTTGGCTTTAAGGTTAATCATAGCCCTGTACATTAGGAATAATGTAATTGAAATTAGGAGAATTGCTGGAAAGTGCTAATAAGAACCAAAAATCTTATTCAAAAAGATTATAGGTTAACAGTTAAAGGAAGATTAGTATCTATTTATAATAGTGCTAAGAAAAGATCAAAACTAAAGGATATAGAATTTACTATTATTCCAGAAGATTTAGTAGAGATTTATTATAAGCAAAATGGAAAGTGTGCAATATCTGGCTTAGAAATGAGTTTAGAATCTAGTTCACGACATAAAGCAAATACTTTTATTGTATCCATAGATCGAATTGATTCAGATAAAGGTTATACAAAAGATAATATTCAATTCTTATGTTGGCAAATAAATAAAATGAAAAGCAATCTAACAGAAGATGAATTTAAATTTTGGATTAGGATAATCAGCAGCCGAGTCCTCTAAAAAGGAAAGGTTCAACGGCCATCCCTGAAATGGGAGTACACTTTAAGTAAAGTGGAAGTACCTAACATCCAGAACGGATGAAGATATGGTCTGATCTATATGGTAACATATAGTAGCTTAAGAAGCAGCTAAGAGTAACGAACTTAGTGAACACAAATGCGATGATATCGAAAACAAACAATCACACGTAAACTGGGAAGAGCTAGCAACTAGCTCTGGTGCATATTCTCTAAAGGATACTTTCGATAAGGAAGTCCTTTATTATATGACCACTCAGGTTTCTACTTCAAATCCAAACATGGTTCTCGGCTCTGCCGGTGCTCCATTAACTGTTGGCTTTGCTAGTGGTAATACTTCCCCTCTTTATGTGCTTAATAGGCTTTCTCGTTTCTTAGATGAACAAAATATTCCTTCAGATAATCGTTGGTGTGTCGCACCACCTGTTAATACAGATAGCAGGGCTTAAAAGTAATTTTAAGAAAGAATTCTAGGTGAATTGCTGGAAAATCCTTAAAAGGACAATCAGCAGCTAAGCTAATAAAATATGAAAAAGTGTAGAATTTGTAATATTGTTAAATCAATCCAAGAATTTCGTCCATATGGGGGAAATAGAAAAGGAGTAAGAACTCTTTGTAGAAAATGTGAACTGGACATAAGAAGAAAATATGAATATCCTTATCGTGCTGAAAAAGCAAAATATTATAAAATAAAAGATCGATATGGATTGACAAAAGAAGAATATGATTCTCTAATAGAGAATAATCCAGTTTGTAAAAGCTGTAAAGAAGAATTTACAAATACTCCACATGTAGATCATGATCATAAAACAGGAATAGTTCGTGGTCTATTATGTAATAAATGTAACAAAGCATTAGGACTTTTAAATGATGATCCTATTAAGATTGTAAATTTACTACAATATTTATTAGAAAGTTCAGAGACTATCTCGAAAGAGAGTACACTCAAGCGAGTGGAAGTGCCTAGCCCCTAAATAGGGTGAAGATATAGTCCGATCCTTATGGTAACATAAGGCAGCTTGAATAAAGCGGCATTAAAATAGCAATTTAATGTGAACATAAATGTTTCTGGGAAAAAGTTCAAGATGAATCAAGCAAGCTAATTGGTATCGATTGGCAGTCAAGTGCTAGCGATCAGTCAATTCTACGTAACGGTCGTGTTCTAAACGGCAAGATTCGTGGTTTTGATTCTTATCGTAGCAACAACATTCCTCTCGATAGCTCAAGCAATTATCAGCTTATGGTTGGTCATATGAGTTCAACTGCATCTGCCTCACAGATTGCTAAGGTTGAAAAGTTCCGTGATCCAACTTCATTTGCAGATGTTGTCCGTGGTCTTCATATGTTTGGTCGTAAGGTTCTCCGTACGACTGCTATGGGCCTCTGCCACTTCCTCGTCAGCTAATAGGAGTATTTAAATATGGCTTCTTATTATCCTAAATACTACTATCATGATGCTGTCGGTATAGGCACAAGTGATGTTAAGCCTGTATACCATTCTCGTTTAATCGACTTTGCTGTACAGAATGTTACCTCAAGTGATACTATGTATTGTCTTGCAATTCCTGCTTATACAGCAGTTCTACTTTGCAATTATCAGACTATCACTACTGTAACTGGTGGTAACATCACTATTGCATCTAAGACGGATGCTGTAACTTATGTTGCTGCTGCGTCTCCTGTAGCTGCTGGTTCCTATGGTACACCTGCTACTATTAGTGCAAGTACTGCACAGCATTGGTTTACTGCGGATGATGATATTGTCCTTACAGAGTCTAGTACTACTCTATCTGCTGGTCAGATACGAGTATTTGCTCAGATGTTATATCCTCAGCCTTATAAGTACACTGATGTTGATGGTCAGGCCCATACTTATACTTTCACTGATCGTAACAATTGGGTTACCACAGCACCTACAATCCCCTAATATAAATTGAGAGTGTTCCTTAGGGGACACTCTCTCTTTCCTTATAGGTATACTTAATGGCATATTCTAAATATATTGATCTGGTAAATGCTCTTCGTAATAGATTTAATGAGCCTGTATTAACCACAGGAACATGGTCTTCTGTAGTAGGCTTTGATCAATTCACTAAGGATGCCATTAATTATGCCTATCATGATATACTTAATGCCGAAATGGAGTGGCCATTTTTGCATCAAAATGCTAGTTTTCTGACTATTCCTGGTCAAAATTCTTATACAGCCTCTTTATCTGTGCCCGCTGGATTTACTAGTCCTATTGAAATTAAAGAGTGTGATTGGGATCAATTTTTAATTACTAATAATAGAACAAGTACAACAATTGCATCAGAAATACATACTATTCCTGCTACTTCTCCTTATACTGTAGCTGTATCTCAAGCAGTAAATTGGGGATATGATTTAGGAGTTACATATTCTGGTGGTACAGCTTTCACTCCTGTAACAGGTGATCCTATTGCTGCTGGGCAATATACTATTACTCCTACTAATGGTCCTCTAGGCACATATGTATTTAATTCTGCTGATGCAGGGCAATCAATTAAAATAAGCTATATTACTTATGTATCAGCACAAACAGCCCAAATTGAGACCCCTACAGCATTACGTAGAATTGATTACGATTTCTGGGTTCAGAATTTTTTTGAAACAGATAGTTCTAATAATCCTTCTACATATGCTACACCAATGTTTGTATTTAAGCAGCAATTTATTGGCGGTATAGGATTATCTCCTGTACCAGATAAAGTATACAGAGTTGTTTATCAAATGTGGGTTGATGGTTCTGATTTATCAGCTACTACAGATACTCCTTTAATCCCTACACATTTCAATCAAGTAATTCTTGATGGTGCTTCTAAGTATTGTTATGAATTCAGAGAAGACCCACAAATGGCACAATTGGCAGATGCTAGATTTAAAGCTGGTATCACTCGTATGCGTATTGAATTGATTAATAGAGATTATACTATGAATGCTGGTGTAAATTGGACAAGAGGGACGGGATATGCTTCTCCGTTTGTATTTTAAATAATGGCACAAGCTTTAGTAGATGTATCACAAATTGATAATAGAATTATTGCTCAGAGAATAGATTATTTAGCTACTCTTTTAGGTAATATTGCTGGCAATGGAACTACTACAGGAACAGGCTCAGTTGTGTTAAATAATGGTCCTATGTTATTAAATCCTGTAGTTGCAAGTACTAATTTATTAATTGCTGGTGATCCTGGTAATACAGGGCCAAATTATGCAAATGGTCTTTTATTGCAAAATACTCATGGGGCTTCTAATTTTAAAAGCTTTATTAGTTTTAAAGATGCCACATCTGCTAGATTTCAAATGGGTATTGATCCCAATGGTGCCGGAGAACAAATTTTTTATTTAGATGATGTTACTAACACCTTAGTATTTTTTCAATATACTGCTGGTACTGGTACAGTTATTAATAGTGCTCTCAAGTTGGGATCAGCAAGTACATGGACAGCTAATGGTTCAACAGCAATATCACTAACTAATATAGCTCCATCAGGAGCACATGCAACCGTTCAAGAATGGCTTACCATTCAAGATAATAATGGTACAACTAGATATATTCCTTGTTTTTAATATGACTAAAGAAATAATTACAGCTATTCTACAATTCTTAACTAGAGTTAATTTGACCGGTACAGAGGCACCTTCATTTATGAAATGTGTATATGAATTGAATAAACTTTTAGAAGAAGAGAAAAAAGAATAATGACAGGTCAAGACATTTATAATAATATGCTTAGTTTAGCCCAAACAGTTAAACTTGATTGCAATATTATTAATACAGATGGAAATACAATTCCATCAACACATATATTAAATCTTTTATCATCTTCAATTGCCCTTATTAATTATATTACTCAAGTTGTAAATACACCAGATTTATTAGCGGCTCTAAATATTTATGTAAGTACGGTTGTATTTTTTAATTTTAGAGATGTATTTACACAAGCTGTTACTTATATGGAGCAATTAGTACAAGCAATTATTACAGACTATCCTAAAGATGTTTCTGGCAATCTTCTAGATAGACATTTAGATAATTCTGGTAATATTGTTATTAACACTTTTAATCTATCTCAATTTCCTAATACGGTAGCAGCTATTGCAAATTTAGCCACAATTGTTCATTAATGCCAACTGCTAGATCAATCCTTTGTGTAGATACTAATGGTAATCTTTTCGAGAATACTAATTTTGTCCCTGTAACTGGAACATGGACACCTA